CTGCAGTGTTCTGAGCTAGTACTTGTTTTGAGTGCTACTATAACGCTTTTCAATGCTTTCTAGCAGAGAAAAGCACCTGAATTCTACTTTTCCAAACATTTTATAGCTTTTCTCTTCTTTTTCAATTCTTTTGTAAAGGCTCGAATTCTATCGTGTCTCTTATGCCATTGACACGACTATTACATATTAGACTAGGTTAATAGATTTACTAACATCTAATCTAGATACCATTAGTTCTTTTGCTGCTTCTAGAGCTGCATTCCAACTTGCTGTACAATAAGAATTACCATCTACTCCTACTCCACTATAACCATGCAGATCATTTGTAGCTTGTATACATTCCAATACAATCAATTCAATAAACTTATTTAGTTGATACTGCCAAATAGGACTATTTACTATGGTATAATCAGCTTTCTGTGCTAGTTCTTGTATTAGTTCGTTCATTCTTCAACTCCGAAATGTTCTTCTAATCGTTGAGCAATATCAAGTGGGACAGTAACACCTTGCCAATTATTGGACGGCATTCTTGCTGGATGATTATAACATATATCCACACATTCCCGCACAATCAACTCGGCAAACTTTTCTATCTTTATATTGATTTCGTCAGATTTGTACCGTATTAAATCGGCTTGTAGAGCAAGTTCTTTAATTCGTTCGTTCATAATCTAGTTCCAGAAAATTAGTGGTTTCGGGCATGAGTTGTATGGTGGCTGTAGTCATGTTTTGCTGAAGATCTGTAAGAACAGAGCCCGTCAGATAACTGGTGCGATAGTAGTTCTTATGGCATCGATATCGACTACCGCTGCGTCCCGTAAACACCAGATAATCACTGTCTGTTCGAACGCTCGTACAGCCACTGTTTAGCTTCCATGTATCATCTTTTGCATAACCACCGTACCAGCCAGCAAGAATCTTGTACTCAGGCTTTGCAGGTACCAGCTTACTAGTGATACGTAGCATGACCCATACGTCGGGTTGGTTGATTTGTTCTGACACGATTACAACTTCTGCAATGCGACCATCAGATCACTATAATTCTTGAATACTTGATCAGCAACACCACTGCATCGAAGAATCATAAAATTTCGATTGTAGATATCTACTGTGGCATCTAGGGTTCGGGCGCGACCAAATGTTACACTTTTGAACTTGGTACCTTTTTTGTTGACATGCTCGCCTTGTAAAACACCATACGGTGCTGTAAAGTCACTACGACTCTTTGCGTAGTTATACACTGCATTACTAATTTCTTGGCTATTCATAACCAACTCCCAGGCAGTACATAAGATTTCTTGCCTCTTTCACGAACATCAATTTGTCGACACTTTCGTTTAAGCTTTCGGGCATAGTGCAGAGCTCGCCCCAAACTCGATGTAGCAATATAATCACGCCAGCCGCCATCGGCAAAAGTTCGAGGTTTGTTTAGTGCCACATAATACATTTTTGCAGATCCATTTTTCATATCAAACTCCGAGATGTTCTTGTTTATGTATTGAAATCATATTTTTTATCAAATGTAATACTATGGTCACTGCATCTTCCATCCACAATGTCTTTTTTGGTGGGTTCTTGTTGAAGATTACTGACCATTTTATTCACTACTACAAGACAATCTTGTTTGCTGGCAAAGGTATATCTTGTAGTAATCATACCACAATCTTTACCCATACACCAAAAAACTATGCCGATCCAAAATTCTGTTGTCATAAATACCCCTGTTGAATATTCATAATATTAATATCTATAGTAACAGTTGTCAAGTACTCTGGCGCTTTGATGGGTTACTTGACAAGCATAACTTTTGATAATAGACTGATGATATGATAAGCAAATATGCTGATTTTTTAAGCATTTTTACTGCAGTAACCCTTCATTTGACTCGGGTATCAAAAGGTGTTAGCATAGTGGTATGGTGAATAAACAGGAGATAAAGATGTACAAAAGTGATTTTGGTATGTTCTCTCAAGAGGGTGATTTGGCAGTCGGTAATCTGATCGACAATGCTCGTACTTATAATTGGTCCTGGTCGATGTGTCTGAGGCAAATCGATGCCATGAGTCGCAATTGCCCGAATATTGCAGAAATCAGTGATACTGCAGTTCGCGAAGTAATCTATGATATTCTCGGGTTCGAGACTGATTTCTATTTAGATAAAGCATAGTGATAACAGCGACTCTTACGATAAATAATTGCGTGTAAAAGGAAATACAATGTATGTAATACATGACTATGGTTTAGTTCGAATTGTAAGAGAGGGTGACCCGTTCATTAAAGCTTTTGATTTAGTGGTTCAATTTCGTGAAAACACTGAATCTGAATGGGAAATGTATCATGGATTCAACTCACTGAGTGACGATTACGCCTATACGAATGCGCGTGAGGCAGCAGGTCGCTGTATCAAAATGCTAGCTGCCAAGTATGCTGGCGCATGAAGTGGTTGGTCACAGCAAATAACGAATCCTGGATAGCATTTGGATCGTATAGTGAAGTTAGACAAAGTGTTCTGAATTATTCCGTTTGGTGCATAACATTGATCGAGAATGAAAATCCATTGTTATATTAGACTAGGTTATTAGCACTATAAATATAATATGGACATTAAACACAAGGCCAAAATTGCTTCTGCGCACAGAGGAAATACTCATACCTTTGCCACCAAAAGAAAGATATCTGGTTCTCTAGTCGGCAAACAAAGTAATTTTGCAGGTAAGAAACACGATAACTCAACCAAAGACATCATTAGCGACAAACGTGGTCACGACGACAGAATAAAAGATCGCAAGTGGATTGTAAATAGATTCACATCGAAGACTTGGCGCAAAACAGCTACTCCAAATCAAAAATTCCAATATGGGCGTGTAGTGAGATCTTTTAGAGAATGGTTAGATAGTGATCGTTAAATAGCAACTCTTCTAATGGCTCTGACCCTGCGGTAGGTCGCCTTGGTGCGGCTGGTCTGGTCCCCGTTATAGAAGTCCTGTGCCCAAGCGCTGGTAGCAGAGCCCTCAGTACTAGACCAGTAATTGACCGCTGCAAACGCTTCGGCGCCACCCGACCTAAAATTCGTAGCAGACGTTTGCGCTGGTGTGCCAGAGGTGTAGTTAGAGCCACGGCTAGGAACTGCATTAGTGTTTGCGCCTGAAGATGTATTGTTTGATGTCGTTGTAGGCTTAAGGTTGTAATAACATACTTCCAACTCATTTTTAGCAGGCATATACCAATCTGAAAACCCACCAATCGTTAGCCCTTCACAGAACTGCGCGGCTGGATGGCTGGCGTCATTCATATTGCTAGAATTTGTCGGCCCGTCAATCACAGAAGACGTTCCAGCAGTTGATGTGTTTGAGGTCTTCCACGACCTGCTACTGCTTTCACCAGAAGAAACCGGAGCAACAACTAGATTATAATCAGCTACTCCATTACCAGCAGTTGAGATTTGTCCCGCATAAAATCCACCTCCGTATGCATCACCAATGGCCAAGGGCGGGGAAGTTATTGTTCCTCCTTTTATAGTTGCTCCAATTAATGCCATTTTGCTTGTATTCTCCGATTTACGCAGCGATTCTGCTTATTTTATCTACAGATGTTTTTATCTTATATACCGATTGAATCGAAAAGTCTGGAACAACTTGAACTGGTCTCCAAAACTCCTTACCTGCATATTTATCCCAAACAGATTTTGGAAGAATAGAGGGACGTTCTTCCCATGTTACTTTTCTACGTAAAGTATGTAAATCTTTTAAATTCAATGCTTTGTCATAAATCTCGTTTTGATATTCCACATTATCAAAGTCATGATCAAAATATGGTTTATCTATAAATTCATAAATCTTTCGCATAGTATGCTCAGGATCTCTACATAGACCCTCATATTCCATCAAGAAGATCATATCTGGATTCAACAACAATCCTTCTTCTAAAAAGTAATATGGTTTAACTACCTGACCTTCCTTCTTAACATCCATCAGTGCATCACATCTAGTAGTAACAGTTTGATGCGCTTCCTCATCGGTTAAGGTGGCATTTCTACCATATAAGGAATTCTTTTTAGTGATTCTTTCAAATGAATCTAGAATCCATGGTATATCCCTGACACAACAAATGATCTTTGTCTTGGGAAATAACGTTTTAAGTAAAGAAGTACTTGCAGTCCATCCACGACAGGTATCAAATATTATTGATTGTTTTTCAGATTTAAAATAAGCCTCGAAGATATCTTGTAGTATTTGTATTCGTCTTTGTTCGTCTATAATCTGATTTACTTCACTATTTGTAATAATACTTAAAGTTGAATCTACTAAGCTCTTAACAGGTGAGGATATATCTGCATAGAAATCAGGGTTCTGTTTTAAGATTCCAGATAATAAAGTTGAACCGGATCTTGGTAGACCGGAGATAAAAAAGTATTCTTTCAAAGTGGTATCCATCCTATTGTTTCTTCATCCCATCTATAGGCCACTGTCCCACCATTAATGATTGCATCCGCGGGTCTTGGAAATGGTGCTGTCCATTCACCTATTTCTTCATTGAAAACCCAAGATGGAAAGGGGCGACGTGCTTCAATTTCAACTTGTTTTCTTTGTATAAAATCCTCTTCTGTTAGTACTTCTAATACTCCTGATACAGATAAATCTGCATCATCATCACAGGTGCCATAGTATTTAGGAGCACGCAAATAAGTACCATCGTGTGCTAGTTCTACGGGCCAGGTAGATTTATCTACCCAGTTCATTTGAAATCCCTTAATATTTGGCAAGGCGGGGCCTGTGCGCATTGGTTCTTGTGTGCATACAATTCTTGTTGCTGCATCTATTTCTGTAATACATATATGCATATTCTTTCCTTATGTTAATTGAATCAGTTCACACTACTTTCATCTTATGTTTAAATAGCAACTCTTCTAACGGCTCTGACCTTGAAGATGCTGGAGTCCTTACTGAAGCTGGCCTGTCTTCCGGTAGAGAAGTTCTGGAACCAAGCGAGGGTAGTTTGGGCCTCAGTACTAGACCAGTAAAGGCCCGAAAACGCTTGGGCGCCACCCGACTTAAAATTCGTAGCAGATGTTTGTGCTGGTGTGCCAGAGGTGTAGCCAGAGCCACGGCTAGGAACTGCATTGGTATTTGTGCCTGCACCTGTATTGTTTCCGTCCGTTGTAGGTTTAAGGTTGTAATAACATACTTCCAACTCATTTAAAGCAGGCATATACCAATCACTGAACCCACCAATCGTTAGCCCTTTACAGAATTGGGCCGCTGGATGAGATGCGTCATTCATATTGCTAGAATTTGTCGGCCCGTCAATCGCAGAACCTGTTCCAGCAGTCGATTCCCCTGAGGTCTGCCACTGCTTGCCACTTTCACCAGAAGCAACCGGAGCAACAACTAGATTATAATTAGCTACTCCATTACCAGCAGTAGATATTTGTCCTGCATAAAACCCACCTCCGTATGCATCACCTATGGACAGAGTAGATGTATAACTAATTACGGCACCTTGAATTACGCTTCCTTGTATAATTCTATCTGGCATTTATACTCCTATGTTTGCTCAACCCATTTCAATATATCCTCATTCCAGTAGTACGTCCACAGAGGAACGCAAACCGACTATCTTAGCACCGGTTATTTTGCCTCCCCGGACTACGTTAGTAGTACTCATGACATGTAACCTTCATCCTCAGATTGTTTTGTCTTTGTAAGATAGTTAAAATTTTTTCTTTGTTGCACGTCATCCGGAATCTGAAGTAGTAGATTTACTTCCTTCCATTGATCATCATTAAGCATCGGGCTAATCTCAAGTGCGGTTAGCCACATTAATCTTTCTAATCTTATTTTTTCGTAGGTTGAACTGAACCCTGCTCTTTTAATTAGTTCATCTGTTTTCATTAATTGAATTGGCTTCTACTGATATTCTACAATCTCGATCGTTATTCAAATTATTTAGTTCTTTATCATATGCCAGAAGTCTTTTGTTATCCAAACTAGTTTTTAATTCTTTTTTAGTTAGTTGAACGTCGTAGATTATTTGATAAATTATGGCATAATTCATTTTTTGTTTCTATAGACTATTTATATTCTAAATATGAGATTTTTCCTTTAGAGGTTTACTAACAATACGACCACACAAACGACAATCTCTATGATAGAAGTTTCAGAGTTGGTCATCTGCATCCTCATCCGCTCCCCAAGACCTAGTAAAAAATACTTTACCTAAAGCATCAATTTCTGCCTGCGGATATCCCTCATTAACTAACCATTCCATGACAGGTTTACCGCAGTCAGGATCATAGATTTTAGGAAACCCATAGCGCCATCCACTTGGCGGGTCAATCCACACTTTCATTTCTTTTTCCAATAATAATTTCACCATTCTCAACTTTAAAATTCAATGTATCTCCTACCTCCCAACATACTGATTCTAGCATCTCCGGGGGGAAAGTAAGAAGGACATTAGCCGGGTCGCCGGGAATGTCTGAAAATAGTTCATCGACAGTATAGGTTTTCATGCTTGGAAATACATCACTTCTTTGTTTGCGTTTGAATTTGAATCCTGCACCCATTATAACCAGGTTCGGTGAT